ACAACATCGCTGAAGGCTGGAGCGTGGCATTTGCAAAGCCGGTGAAGTAAATCTCAGCCGCCGCGAACTCAGCGCTTGACGGCCCGAAGAATGCCGATACGGCCGCCGCGCTCGCGAAGCTCAGCACTTTGCCCACGGGCATAGCGAGATTTTCAGTCAGGAAAAGGCCATTCAAGACAAGCCCTTCGCCGCCAGCATTCACAACGCCGGGATTGACTTGCACAATTGCTGAGGCCGGAATGGTCATGGTAAATCCTCCAAAATGTTTACGCTCAGCTCTATCGCTGATTGTTGTGGGACGGTTACAGACGGATTGTACTGCAATGATGCCGTTAAAACCCAACGATATTCGTATTGTTCCTCACCCATAACTAGTGCCGCCTGGTGCCCGTCTGTACAGTAAAGCGGAGCAATGCCGCCGCTGAACTGATCGGTTGCGTATGGAGTGCGAAAAACGGTTTCAACGCTGGTACACCACTCGCCGGCGGAAGGCCCGTAAAAGTCAACCTGAACGTCGATCCTCTTTGGTCCCACAATGGAAGCTTGTTGAACGTTAGGATCGGCACTTTGTGTCTGAGTAGGGGTTTCGATGGGAGCCTGGATAAGCTCTGTAAGCTCCACAAAGCCGGGCAATGGTGGCGGAACACGATTCGTTTTGCCGCGAATGATGATCGACGGATCACCCCCAACGAACGGAGTCAGGAAGGCCGCGAGCGCATCGATGACGTTATCGATGGTGATGGATGGAACGTATGGAGTGGCCGCCATTAAGCGCCGCCTTTCCGCCGCGTCTCAGCCTCACGCCGCGCATTACTCCACGGAACACCTTTATTCTGTCCCTTTTTCGATGCTGCGATTCTAGCATTGTGTTCAGCGGAACGTGGGGGTTTCGGCCGCCCTTTCAACTTAGCGGAAACTTTGTCTTTGCTCGCTTGAGAGTGAGTCTTGCCTTTGATTGCTTCGCTCTGACGTTTACGGCATTCAGCCGAACGCGGAGGATGTTTTCTACCTTTATTGCGAATTGAATTTTGGAGTTTCCATTCTTCAGTGTGATGCCAACCTTTCGCCCTAGCGAAAGAATCTCCCCCCGAAGTCATGTTATAGCCGTGACAATTAGGTCAGAACGTTCCAAAAAATTCAATGTAATGTTTTTCAAGATTATTCAAATAAATCGGATCGCAAGCTACTATCTCAGTGACGGTGAAATTTTCAATTCCATATTTTTTAATAGACCGGCAAATCGCCCATTCTTCATTGCAACGAGCATTTTCTTTATGCTTGCGGAATCTCTGAGAAACGGAAATTCGAGTCTGCCCAACGTAGCCTTTGCCGTTGACAAGATTCCGAATCAAATAGATATAACCCTTCATTGCCCACCCTGTTTACAGAGGACCACTTTAGTCCATGTGTACCAGCTCTCCAAAACCTTCACCACCAACCACGATCCCACGAGCAGCGACGGCATTCCTGCAACCGGGGGAATCGTAATCAAATCGCCGCCTTTTGAATCGGGACGGATGACGCCGGCGAGATTTCCCTTCAGGTACGCGGCGCGAATTGATCCTTGGATGTTGAGCCCTTCCAATTGCTTTAGATCGGAGCTATCGAGCGCCTGGATTTGAGCCGGCCCCGTGATGGGCGAATTGTATTGCGGAACCTGACGTTGACCGGAGCCGGCTTTTGTATAACCGGCGGAAGTCTGCAACGTCACAATGACGTTGTTGTTCACCGTGTTCGATGCTTGATTGGCGATGACTCTTAGGTCCATTTATTTTTTAACCTCATATGAAACCGATGCGAGCATATGCCCCGTAACAACGAGCGGTTTAGCCTGAGTACCTGAAGCCATATCACCATCCCCGGCGGCTGCTGTTTGTTGCGCGCTAAGAACGTCTTTGATGGTGATATCTTCCATGTGGCCCCAAAAGCGATGGCGGAGAACGAGCGTTGTTTCTGAGAGCGCCGGCTCATTCGTATCGATGATGCTTTGGCGCAGCTCGCCCGTAATTTCCTGGCCCATCAGTTCCAAGACTTTTTTCCCGTCGAAATCGTAAGCCTTCGCGAGCGCCGCCATCTTCACCGGCCATGTTTTTGAGTTAAGCGAAATCATCTTGCGAAAGAACGGACGCGGCGGGGAAGGGAACCGGCCTTTATGCCCAAACTCATTCCAGTAAGCGACGGCTGCAACCGGCGTACCGTCAGGATAGGTTGAGTCTTCAAGAAATCCAATTTTGACTTGCCCGCCGCCCATCTTCCGAGCGATATCCTTTAGAACGCGGTTGACGTTCTCAGATACGGGCAAATTTGTTTTGCGTTTCATCGTGGGATACGCCATGGGGGGTTACATCCAGCCGAATACCGGATGCTTCTCAGATTTGAAGTTGCTGCCCAAAAGGAAGCGCCGTAAGCACTTTGATTGAACCATGCCGCTGTACCTGGTGTCGGGGGAGCAAATTCAAAGCCCGCGTTTACCGATCCCTCGCCGGCGCTGGAGATACGTCCAACCGGCCGGGCTTGACCGTCAGCGTTCAGAGCCCCGCCCAAGAACGCAATGTGCGCCACGAGCATATTGAGCAGAGCAAGCCGTTTCGGGACGTTCTGAATTGGGCTCGTGGGGCAATTGCTCAAGTAGAAACCAGCCTCAACGAACACGCTCTCGTATAGTCCCGAATTGTTGTTGTATGACGTAGTGAATTCGGGGTATCTCCCAAGAAATAACCCCGAATTCCATACAGCCACACCACCGAACGTGGGACCGCAAGCCATGGCTTATTCCTTATCGTCGAGGGGTTTCATTCCGTGATCGGTGGGTTTCAGGGGCTCAAGGCCAGTTTTGCGGTCTTTCTCTTCCTTCGCGCGCGCGCCGGCCGCCGCTTCGCTCTTCGCGAGATAGATGGCTCCAGACTTGAGCGGCCCGAACGGTTTGGTTGCGTGGTTGTGCGCCGCGTACCAGAGTTCCCAAAACTCTTCATCGACTTCCGTGGTCACGAACGGAACAATGATGGGAACGCCGTTCGCCCCGCGTGGCGCACTGTTAAGCCCACGAATTTCAATTTCAACGCCTGGTTTCGTGGGATGCTTCAGTTTGATCCCGTTAGGGAGCTTGGATGCAATGAGAACTTTCGCCATGAGCCTTTTCTCCTAAAAGTAAGGGAGCCCGCGAAGGCCCCCCATCTTGTACCTACGATAACATAAAATCGCAGCTAGACGCCTAACATGCTTTCAATGAACGTGGGACGGAAGATGACCGTTCCCCACGTGCCCTGGGATTTCTTTTGCACGAACGAGGAAGGCTTCACCACGATGGGATGCGCGCGGAGCTTTTCCGTAAATGCCGTGGTTGCTGTGCGCTGTCCTTCCACCGTGTCAACGATGAGCTGAACGAGATTCCCGGCGGCCGTCGCATATTCCGGCGCTGTTTTGATCTTCAGGTTCGGGAAGTTTTTCTTCAGCAAATCTTCGACATTTACCTTGAATTCGTTCGTGATCGTCATGGCAACTTCAGAAACCGGGCTCATGGCGAGTGTCATCGGCGAGTCCAATTCCACCAGCCCCAAGTTACGAATCTGCTGATTCGCGAACATGGTTTGAATATCCGTGAGAACTTCCAACGCCGTGGCGTTCGGCACGCCCTGAGCAGTTACCCATGCCGTACCGCCGGCGGCCTTGATTGCCGGGGTCAGGGACGCGGGCAAATTGGGATCGTTCAGGAGCCCGTAATTCTGGAGCCCGGCAACCCCGAAAAAATAGCTCTTGTTCTGGAATTTGTTCAACGTGAGAATGCTCGCGATGTTCAGCCGGTTCGCCCAATCGATGCGAGCGAGCCCGGCCTTTTCCATCTCACGCTCGCCCCATTGTGTCATCACCTGATAGTGATAGCTCTGACGTTGGGGGAAGTTGTAGTTCGCGCCGGCGATTCCGTTCTCAGAGTAATCCCCATAACTGGAGACTTCGCCGGTGGATTCGATGGTCAGAAACATTGCAGTTTCCGTGATCCAATCGCCCTTTTTCGTCTCTTCGCCAACAATTTCAGCCGCCTTCATTGGAGCCACAAGAATTTCGATGATGGCGGGGTCGATGTACGTCGAGAGAAAAGCGGGGATGCCGCTGTTGCTGGAGGTGACGAGCGCCGGCTGAGCGTCCATCGCGAAGCGCAAAGCTGCGCTTCGCGCTTCGCGCATCGGAGCCCACTTTCCATCAGCCTGTTTCGTTGCGGGCTGGAAATCGGCGTTCTGGTTCATAAAGTAAATCCCGGCGGTTTCCTGGAGTGCCAACAGTTCAGCGTTCATTGTGTGTTCCCCATCCTTGAATTTGAGTCCCCTTTACGCGCGCCTACACGCCCCAAGTGGTGATCTTGACCAATGACCCTACCGCACCATCACCCTGATTGGTGGGCATGGCTTTCCAGCCCGATGCGATGCCGCCGGCCGTGGTGATCGCTTCGCTCGCCACATACTGAGTACCCGGCACGAATAGGGAGTAAACGCCAACCCCGCCCGCCGTGCCGCTGATCTGCGAAGCGATGGACGTTGCCGGCATGTTCGTTCCGGTGATCGGATCGCCAATCGCGAGTGTGCCCGATCCAACAGCCGTAACGTTCAGCGTGGTTCCGTAAGTGGTCACGCCGGTTGCGCTCGCCACGTACTGAGTTGCCGGCGCGCTGAGCTGGTACGATCCCGCCCCGCCCGACGTGCCGCTGATCTGCGAAACCACGGTTGCGGCAACGGGGAAGCCCGCGCCACCGGCAACCGTATCGCCAACGCTGATAAGCCCGGTTGTGGCTGATACCACCAGCGTTGTGCCGAACGTGGTAATCGTAGCCGCCGCCGCTGTGGTCTGGTTACTGGTTTCGTATACCCCGGCCCCGTTCGCGGTTCCGCTGATCTGTGCCGTGATTGCCGTATTGGCCGGCACGCCAGTTCCGGCGATGGTATCGCCAACGTAAATCTTGCCCGTCACACTCGAAAGCGTGATCTGGTTCGCGTTGCCAGCCACAACGGTTCCTGTGCTCGTGGAACCGATAGCCGCCGTGTTCGTGGAACCGAGCGTTGCAGTCACGCTTGCGCCTGCGGGAGCGGAGCTGTACGCGCCGCCATCAGCATAACCGGCGTAAACCGTTGCACCTTTGGTGAGTGCCGATGGCCCCAAATTCTTCACCCAAAAATCGCCCGCATTGTGGAGCGTAACGGGGAAGCCTTCGGGGATCGCCTGAGACGCGGTTTCGAGATAGACGGTAATCAACGCTTGCTGATCCCGATGCACAAAGCCATCGGGGGCATTCGGCGCGGTTCCCTGATTGCTCGTGGTGGTGAAATCGGACGGATTGACCCACGCGAATTTGCCCACCAAAACGCCACTTGGGCCAGCAACGAGAGCCCCAGGCCCGGCCAGCAATGTTGCGCGCGGATTGGCGCTCGCGAAATCGCCCTCAACCGCCGGCGGAAGTACAAGGTTCACACGATTCTGAAAACCGCCCATGATGTTTATCTCCCTTAAATCGAACTTGTATTGAGTAAAGCCCCGCGCCGGGCTCAGTGTTACGTGTATTGCCCGGCGCGTCCTCTTCCCCCGAAGAGCTTGTTACGCCTGGACGAATCTCCCGGCGTGTGGAAATTTGCTGATTGCTCCGGCGCTGTCCATCGCAACAGTGACGGGAGCGGCGGCCGTTTTCTGTTTCTTCGCAAGATCAAAGAGAGCCTTGAGAGCCGGCACGCCAGTAACTCCCTCGTGGTTCACCTTCATCTCATCCAGCGCGAATTCGTAAATCTTGTCTGCCGTGTCCATTGCGATGACATCGCCCACCACGGTACGAACCGCGCGCTTCGCTTCATCGGCGGCCGCGAATTCCTTGCGAAGCGAATCCATCGCCTTGCCCATTTCTTCCTTGCTCACGCCATCGACGGCCGGCTCGTCATCTTCCATGTCCTCCTTCGCCTTGTCTTTGGCGCGCTTGGCATCGCGAGCTTTCTTGTCTTTGCCTATCTTGCAGTCTTTGCTGTGCTTGCCGTCTTTCCCATGGCATTCAGCACAGTCTTTCGCAGACTCTTCCTCTTCATTGTCTTTCTTTGTGGGCTCAGGATCGTCAACGTCTGTCAGCGCATCCATGACTGAATCGACGCGCTCAGGCTTCAGCTCCGAATCCATCGCGAGAATGAGATTGCGCGCCGATTCGCGTTGGGGCTTGCCGAACGTCAAGCGACGTGCGCCGGCGAGAATCTTTTCAAGTTCCGAATCGTTCGCAACTGTCACCTTGGGAAAAGCCGTGGTGAGAGCAACGATGAGGGAATTTCCGAGTTTGGTGCGCTTCATTGGCTTTGTCTCCAGTGCATGATCTGCGGCCCGAACTTCAGAGCCCGCTCTTCCTGACTCGACAAGAGCAAGATGATTGCCTTGAATCTGAGTCATAATACCATCGTATTTCTCACCTTTATACTTCCCTGTTGTCATAACAGGTACATATCGGTAAGAGCAACTGAACTCGCATTGCTGTTCAGTCTCAATTCTCGCGATTGCATCGGCATCCCAAATGCACAAATCAGCATCTAGGAAGGGGTCAAGAAATTCAACGTTAGACCCGATAGCCCCGACAATCGATTCTTTTTGCGGGTCATCGGCATTCACCGCAATGTGCTTGATGAGAATCTGATTTCGAGCGAAGCTCTCAGCTCCCTTGCGAAGCTCTTCAGGGTCACGGAGCAAGCGATAAACGCGGTTCGGGTCTAGTCCAAGCTCTTCCCAGCCTGGAATTTCATCACCGCGATAGGGATTCACGCACGCTTTCGAGATGTGCGAGCGCGAAATATGAAGCCGCCCCTCAGCATCATATGTGCGCGCCGTCATCCCATCGAAAGCGAATTTAATGAGCATTCCATAGTGACCATATAAACAACAGTCCCGAACGTCAAGCGATTTTTCGTAATAGTTGTTGGCACATTACATGATATGTGAGATACTTTCTTCAGTGAGGGAACAGACAATGCACACTTCAAAAC